AAGCAGCAATGTCCATGTGTTCCTTCTGAGTACCATGGGCACTGCGTAGATCTATATAGTGCATCCATGACCGAACAGCGCCTGACATGTAAATGCGGGTTGGAGTTGCCAATGGCAATACAAACCTTGAACACTCCTTGGCAATACCTTTATCAAGCATAGTCTTGTAGAGATCCATGGCAGAGGCAAAGTGTCTCTGGATTTCAATCTCCAGTTGTTGCTTGGTAAACTCATCAACATCATCAATACTATTCTGGCGGTTCTTAGTATCCTGACGGCGAAGATCAAACAGAGGGATCTCATCTGCCAGCATAGAACTGTCAGCATACCGTTGAGAAAACTCCTGGAATGTGAACGATCTATGCCTCAAGATTTGAGCTGCGATTCCACGATTCGTTTCAATCTCCAGTGTCATGAACGCTTGTTCAAATACAGACCAGTGATTATGTTTGATACAATAACTAAGGAGTCCAGAGACTTTAGGATTGTCCTGATTGTTCGGGTTCGATACTCTCGCTACGTACCCCATCATCTTCTCCGCTTCTGGAGTTATAGAGACTAGACGGACTGACCCATGTTGTTGCTTCATTCTTGAATCCTTTACTCATCATTTCACGTTTTTTCTTGAGACCTAACTTCGCAGCACGTAACTGCAGTCGCATGTAATGGATCTCTTCATCAGTATACATCATCGGATTCTTATCCGCAAGCTTAATCGCTTTCTTTGCTACTTTAATTGTGTCTTTAAACCTCAATTGATTACCTCTTCTAAGTATTGAAGGAATGCTTCTTCAGCACCCTCGGTTGATTTATTGCCCTGGGATACCCAATGATGACAGAATTCATACAGATGTTTTCCTGTTTTTAACTTCAAATGATGCTTTAGTTTAATAAACACATCAGCACGAAGAAGCATACGTTCATCGCTGTATCTCCAATCAGTCTGGATATCCGTCATCATCATCCTCTGAAGTTAATACTCTTGGTTTTGTTTTGTTTACATGTTCGTCCCAAGGATGAACATAAAGTTCTACGTTAGAATAAACTTCACTCTCTAACGCATCGGTTAAAGACTTAAGATTCCTGACGATGAGTTTTAGTCGTTCTCTATCCATATATTTATGGTAAGGTTTAATTATTATAACATAAAAAAAGAGGGATCGCAACCCCCCGTGATGATATTATGCTAAGATTCTCCTACAAATACGTTTACATAATGACTGACCTTCTCGACATTCAATTAAGCATTCATAGTATTCATTAATTGTTTCTAGTTCCTCTTGTGATTGTTTTACAGATGATTCAAAATTTCTCCACTCATGTAATTGATTGAATGGTATTAGATTATGCATGATACACCTCCTTAGTATAGAATAAAACTACATCATAACGAAGAGTTATTTCTTACATCACTAGTCCTCATTTCTATATCTAATTATAAGGGTTTCCTAACATTTTAGCATCCGTAAAAATGCTCAAAAATAAATAGGCACAAAAAAAGAGGGTCTAAACCCTCTTGGTAAGTAAGTTAATCACTTGATGTAGGTCTTCCCACGATAGCAGAATGTGCCATGGGTTTCCTTGGATTCTACACAACGTGTAGTATATTCAACACCACGATATGAGGTGTGAGTAATCTGTGCGTTGTGAAGGGCAGATGCTTTGTTGATCTGCTTGCGAATCATGTTTAGTGTGTTCATTGTAGTTACTCCTAAAGAAATGGGTTTGTTAAAACGCCGTTCCTTCAGTCGTGTGCGTCCCAATACCACTCACATTCTGGTGCAGAGTCCTTAAGGGTCTCAACCAACTCAACCTTAAGCTGATTGCTAAGATTTGGATTTGCCTCAATCTTCAGCATGATAGCATCAGTTTGAGTGCAGGTGAGTGTTGTATAGAATAATAGTTCTAACATGGGATCAACGGAACCGTTGCGCGACTTACTTGCGTCCCCGAGGGGATGAACGATGGTAGTATCCTACCATCTTTATATAGGGTTGTCAAGTGGTATCATTTGATACTATTTTTTCTTTTTAGATTGTTGCTGCTGACTACCCCAAAGTTTAGGATTTGCTCTTCCTTCTGTCTGAGTAAATCTGATAAGTCCCTCACGATACTTATCCCAGTAATGATCAAAAATATCTACTTTTTTATTGCAGATAACAATGTCATAGCATACTCCATTACCATCATCATACTCAACAAGATATGCTGTGTAAGGTAGAGTTCTATCTTCTACCAGAGAAGGATCGCAATTTTGATGGACTATCTTTACACTCAACTGCGACCTCCCCACTTGATCTGGGGGAATGCCTCTTCCACACACTGCTTGGTGATCTTCCAACGCTTACCAATTGCCTTGTCCTTCATCAGACACAGCACCTCTGCTTCGCCCTTGTGGAGACCCTCTAACAGTTGAATAAAGAGGGTCTCACGACGAGTCTGAGAGATGTTAGCACCACCTTTGAAGAAGAGATAGAGCTTGCGATACTCATGCACGAGTTTGGTGTGCTCCGTATCTTCTGGTGCTTCGTTCTTAGTGTAAGGAACGTCACCTTCTGGAAGCATTGATACAATACTCTCATCAAAGTTTGCAATCAGGATCTGCCTGAGTGCTGGAGTATTATACTGCTGTAGAAGTTTAATCTTTTCTGCTTTTGTTTTAGCGTTGCTAATTTTTTGTAGCACTTCATTCAGTAATAATTGCATGACCTAACTGATATCATATGTGTATTTAGTCGTCGTGATCTTCGTCGTCTTCGTCAATAAAACGAACTGATAATAGTTCTTCGTTGATTAAGTAACCATCTCCATCAAGCATTTCTGGGTGAACATTTTCAGCTTCCATCTTACCATACATAAACTCATGTAATTTCTCGTTTGCGGTCCAACCAGCGATCACACCAACACAAAGAAAAATAAACGAAACTGTTGCTGAGAAATACACGACTGTTGCTTGTGTCATTGTTCAACTCCGAACTAACTTTTTACCTTTCCCCACCTAAATTCAAAGTTGAAGTAGACTCTTCTCTTTAAGAGGGTAAAAACCTTATTGATTAGAATACCATGTTCTGGTTTAGATTCTTCCTTCGGTCTATCCCCCCTGAGCATGAGCTCGACACCTTTATTTATTTTAAGTTCTTTCACTTTTCTTAGAAGATACTAAACCAAGTTGCAAAAAGTATCTTGCTGTTTCAACAAGACCTCCAATTTCTTTATCATCAATGATCACCCACGGATAAGAAGAAGCATTTGGATAATCTTTTTTTAAATCCTCACTTTTTTTACAAGTAACTTCTTCCCAATCTGTTAAACCTGCTCTTTCAAAAAGTCTTTTAACTTGGGTACAATAATAACATCCTGGTGAGGTATAAACTTTAACTTCCATAAAAAAGAGGGTCGTTTGACCCCCAGTATATCATAGAGCGTTGCCTCTTGGCAATACTTCTTCAGGAAAAACAAAGTTTTCGTGTGGTTGGTCTACTGGAGCCATCCAGGCACGGAGTCCTTCATTGAGGAGGATGTTTTTCGTATAGAACGTTTCAAACTCTGGATCCTCAGCAGCTCTAATCTCCTGAGACACAAAATCATAAGCACGAAGATTGAGTGCGAGACCAATGATACCAATAGAACTTGTCCAAAGTCCCATGACAGGAACAAAGAGCATAAAGAAGTGAAGCCAACGCTTATTGCTGAAAGCAATACCAAAAATCTGAGACCAGAATCGGTTAGCAGTGACCATGGAATAAGTTTCTTCTTCTTGAGTAGGCTCAAAAGCCTTGAATGTATTTGATTGTTCACCATCTTCAAACAAAGTATTCTCTACTGTAGCACCATGAATAGCACAGAGCAATGCTCCACCTAAAATACCAGCAACACCCATCATGTGGAAGGGGTTGAGTGTCCAGTTATGGAAACCTTGGAGGAACAGGAGGAAACGGAAGATTGCCGCGACACCAAACGAGGGGGCAAAGAACCACGAGGATTGCCCCAGAGGATACATAAGAAAAACGCTGACGAATACAGCAATCGGACCAGAAAACGCAATAGCATTGTAAGGACGGATACCTACAAGTCGGGCAATCTCAAATTGCCTGAGCATGAATCCTATGAGAGCGAAGGCACCGTGGAGCGCCACAAAATTCCAGAGTCCCCCAAGTTGAAACCATCTGATGATATCTCCCTGAGCTTCTGGACCCCATAGAAGAAGTAGGGAATGTCCGAGAGCGTCAGCAGGAGTTGATACAGCAGCAGTAAGGAAATTACATCCCTCAAGATACGAAGAAGCAATCCCGTGAGTGTACCAGCTCGTGACGAATGTTGTGCCCGTGAGCCAACCGCCCAGTGCCAGGTAAGCAGTAGGGAACAGAAGAAGACCTGACCAACCAACAAAAACGAACCTATCACGCTTAAGCCAGTCATCGAGTACATCAAACCACCCCCTTTGTTTTTGTAGTGTTAACGTTGATGCGACCATTTGTTTTTTCCTTTTCTTTTTTTAACCAGAATAGTTGAGGGTAAGTATCCATGATAATTTCCCTCAGTTTATAAGGTGTATTGTTGTCTATCATAGTAGATTAAAAAGGGACCCGAAGGTCCCTTAGTTGTTTTCCTAATAAATGTCGTTTATTAAGATTACGAGTATCAACCAACAGCAGGTGCGGTGAGAGCAACAGGGGTGCTTTCAGCAGCAGCAAGGTCAAGAGGGAAGTTGTGAGCATTACGCTCGTGCATGACTTCCATGCCAAGACCAGCACGGTTGAGAACGTCTGCCCAGGTGTTTAGGACACGACCTTGACCATCAATGATGGACTGGTTGAAGTTGAAACCATTCAGGTTGAATGCCATGGTGCTAACACCAAGAGCAGTGAACCAGATACCGACAACAGGCCATGCTGCGAGGAAGAAGTGCAGCGAACGGGAGTTGTTGAATGATGCGTATTGGAAGATCAAACGACCGAAGTAACCATGGGCTGCGACGATGTTGTAGGTCTCTTCCTCTTGTCCGAACTTGTAACCATAGTTCTGGGACTCAGTTTCTGTCGTCTCACGGACGAGCGAAGAAGTAACGAGACTTCCGTGCATAGCAGAGAAAAGAGATCCACCGAATACCCCAGCAACACCGAGCATGTGGAAGGGGTGCATCAGGATGTTATGTTCTGCCTGGAATACCAACCATTAGGCAGAACGGGATCCTATGTTTCCATAGGGATTGGACTATATCATCAATCTATTTTATTAGATTGTCGGGCGCTTAAACCTGTTATTAAGGGGACTAAACCCCTCAGGTAGTCTCTGAACCTTTCTTAGATGTATCTAAG